ATATCATATCATATCATATCATATCATAGAATGATTATTCTAACGTCGAATCTGGAAAAAATTAGAGAAATAAAAGAGATAAATCCAACACTAAAAATTGAGATAGGTCCAGACTTGGAAGAAGTTTTAGCTGATAAAGACACTGTTATTATTTATAAATCTTTAGCAGCTGGTGAAGGATATGTGGTTGAAGATACCATTTTAGAAATAGATGGCAAGGAAATTGTCGATATAAAATGGAAACTCAAAAGTCTCAAAGAAGGTATGAAACTCAAATGGATCATTTCTTTTGGATATCATACCGGTACCCATATTAAAGTATACAGGGGTGAAGTTGATGGTATCATCACTATACCTACTATATTTCCAGAGAATGCTTTTGGGTTTGATTTGTATTTCAAACCATTGGGTATGAATAAAACATTATATGAGTTACAAAAAGAGGGTCTCAAAAATCAATTTAGTCCTCGAGCCTTAGCTATTAAAGCTCTCTTACTAGATACTCCCATTATTATCAAAGATATTAATACTATTAAACAATGGACAGGTAATTACCAAAATGAAAATAGTATAGAATACAACTAAGAGACTATTCACTGGAAATACAACTAATATCGGAGTTCTCAATTTTTGTGTCATTGATCTTTACATATATTATAGTATAGGTAAAGATGAAATCACAGATAGAACGGTTAATTCATACCGTTAAGGAGACTTATCAAGATAAAGAGGACCGGAATAAGCTTTTGATTTTGGTTAACGAGTTTTTGGCTAAATATTATGGCCTGTATTTTCTTAAAAATCTGTTGACCATGGCTAAAACATGTGATCCTATCCGATTACATGGAGGACTAAACACTATCAGTATGTTTAGCCCCGAAACTTTATTTTATAGCATTGAACAAATAATAAAAGACAGAAATATTGATCTTGGGTTAAAGAATTTTTCGATTCGTTCTCTTTTTACGACTGATGTAGATTATTTAGTTGCACCAGAACATGATTTGTTTGCATGTCAGCATAATATCGATTATGTTGTAGATATTTTAAATAGAAATATTGATAATGTTTCGAGTCAGTTTCATCTTTTTGCTGGATATTTTACTCATTATTATTTTCAAAAACGTTGCCATGAATATCTCGAATATCAGTCAATTAACTTAAACAATGAACTCTTTCGTTTAAATTATAAGTGCGGTGAACAGACCAACAATATTCTTGATATTCACATAAGTGATTACTATAGCCAGTACTCTATAGACAGTACATCAATAGATACTGCGAATAGTGTTATGAATCCGTTGAATATCTTTATTATGGATTTGATTATAATTTTTCAAGAGTTATTGAAAGATCCAACCGATGTACAGCTAGAAAATTCCAAAAAAAGACTTTTCCGGGCTAATTTCTTTTTCTCTATGATTAGAGAGGACTATCTAAATTTCTATGAACATAACTTTGGTGAGTACTTTTATGACATAAATATTCATAATTTGACCCAGCTTATAGAGTTATGGAATAAACATGCGAAACAATTCTATGATGGACCTTATCTAATAATAACTAAGCAAAGGGATATTGTATTTAATAATGATCCTCTCAAGTTAGACGAAGATGGACTGGTAAAAATACCCACCAGTGATATTTCAGATTTGGACAAATTTACACGGCTAAAAAGAAACAGTATTCCATACTATTTCAAGGATGATTACTATAATTTCAAAACTACAAGACCGGGTATCAAGGTGGCTGATGTGTTTTCAATGTTTGAAAATTATCTCAGAGAAAATGAACCGATTCGCTTGAAATTATATATAAAATGGGTAAAGTATTTGTACGATAAAACTAATCGCCAGACATATCATTTTACATCAGACATAACGAGAGAGCACCTAGACCTTACTGCTCGTTTTTTTAATGAATTAAAAGATACTGACCATTTAGCAAAGACTGGCACTGACTATCAAATAATCAAAAAAATAATCAGAAAGTATACTGGACAATATTATCATAATTTGAATAGTTGTCTTTTTAACTATTTCTATGATTATAAACGATGCAACCCCGAATTGTTACATAATTGCCACCTCATTAATATTTTTATTGTTGAATTCATGTATTATTACAATATGTCAATTTTTAGGGGATCTCCTTCAAATATTAGACTTTACCGTACAGAAAACAATGTAAATTTAGGCTTAGTGGGAAGTTACTATCATGCAATACCAGGCAATCGTTTTATCAATACTACTTTTTGGTCAACAAGTTATAATAAAGAAGTGAATCTAAGTAAAAAGAAGATTTTATTAGAAATTAATATCGAAAATGATCAAGATCATCCTTTTTTAATTATTGAGCCACTGTCTAATGTTAAATCCGAAGGAGAAGTTCTTTTACCATTTGGTTGTGTCTTTGAAGTTATCGGAAAAGAATTAGTTAGGACTGAAGCTGGTAACAATTATACTCTTGTTAAATTAAAATACGTTGAACATAGTTCCAATGATAATCCTCTACTAACTATGCCAGATTATTATCGAAGATTTCATTATTTCAATTATGCGGGTCTACCACAAGAAAATATCTTACCACCCCTTAAATACAAAGGGGAATTAACATGCCAACGGATTTTGAATATACCACCATTTAATTTTAAACATTTGTACAATGCATATTATTCTAGAACCTTACCTATTCATTTTGACTTTAGAGGAAAAGATTACATACTGAAATTCTACCTCTACCGACGTGAAATTAACGAAGTACGTTTTCCAAATAAAAAATATAAACACCCATTAGATATTGAATTAGAAGTGTATGATTTGACCGAAAATATAATGAGTTTCTATTATGTGACTCCAAATTTATTGAGAAGATATGCGAAAGGAGTATGTAATATTGATATAGTCAAAAAAATCAAAGAAGAAAAACAACTATGTTTAAACTATAAAAATGACAATTCATGGGCTTGCAAACAAGAAATAGGCATTAAAGAGTTTCTTTCGAAGGTTCCTTATCAATTATTAGAAAAAGCTGATCAAACCGCTGAAGATCTATTTATCTCTGGTCAGAAATTCTATACAATTTTTAATTATATTTGGCAAGTGTTTTATACAGTTAATCTAATATATCAGCGGTATGGATTGGTTCATTTCGATCTCAAACCCGGTAATATTTTCATTCAAGAATCTCATTTCCAGCATTTATATGTGGTTGACAATAATGTGATTTTTATTCAGGATAAATATTTAGTTAAAATTGCTGATTATGATGCAAGTTTTATTGGTCCTGATGACAATATTTTTATTTCGAAAGATGAATATCATCAAGGTAACATATTACCCTATTCATTTGACATTGAAGATCGCAGTAAATTAGATGTTTATTTATTTTTCAAATTACATGACGATTTTGCCCATTTTTTTGACAATTTTGACAAAGAAAGGTACTATACTTTTAAAAGTATGTCTGAAGGTCAAACGGTCGAAGGATTTTTGGATAAATTAGTATCATATTATAATATCAATTTACAACCAAAGTATAGCAACAATACTATACCTAATAATGAACCGTGGGGTGAAGGATATCCATCAAGAGAAAACTCCATGGCTTATACTTTACGACGCTTCAATGTAAATGCTGTTTTCAGTGCAAATTTAAGTCGGAAATATAATACTTATTTACCTTTGATCGATAATTATCATTATCATGCTAGAACAGAGGAGAAAAGATTTAGAAATATTGCAGGTGCTACTAATTTAGTAAATCAAGCTAAAGAGCGCAAAGACAAATTACGTATTTGTAATTACAATGTTCATGAATTTAAATCTAGTGATGGAACCAAGACTGACCAAGAAATTTGGAATTTGATTGACGAAATTGATCCAGATATTCTAGTTTTACAAGAATCTGTCAGTACTTCCAATTCATACACCGGTTCAGGATCAGGTGGCATAGTTAAACAGATTATGAGTCGGTTAGATTTTAGTACGTTAGTCCAATGTAAAGCTGATTATATACTATACAATTTCGTTTATGTCAAAAATACGGTTGACCAAGTTGAGACACTCTTTAGTGGTAAAATAGGGGCTGATGACCGTTGTGGTATTATTTTATTATGTACTATTGAGAAATATAACTACCAATTTATAATAATGGGAACCCATCTTTCTGTTAAAACTTTGGAAGACCAGTTAGATAATTGGTCTAAGTTGAAAGGAAAGTTACAAATGTCAGTTCATTCAAAGAAGATTGATTTATCGAAAACAGATGTTTATCTAGTTGGAGATTTAAATTCCTATCGTCCTCCAGATGATCCAAAAGAATATGATATTTTGGTCAACAATAAATTAAAATACTTCAAATCCATAAACAGTTCCGCAACTAGAGAAAAGACAGAGCAACAACTTTTCACTACTTATAATACTATCAAACAAGATGGTTTCATTGACACTTATGATCTCTATGATCAACAACATGGTGTTGTTAGTGCTAAACCAATAGATACAAGTATATGGGGTGGAAAGATTGATCACATTATGGTTAGTAAACCGTTTTCCAAGGGAATATTGGGTCTTTATCAAATTTATGTTAATCATAGTGACCATACGCCATTGGTATGCGATATATCTCTTGTGGTAGCGTATTCAAAATATACACCTGGAAATTGTCCTTGAGTATATAAATTTCTATCAGTACCTCCTAATCTTATACCAAAAAGTCTTGTAGAACCACCTGGGCCTAAAAAATTATACAAATCAGGTTCGGATAGTAATCCTTTATAACATACAATTTTGAAAAAATTGTCTATAGATGTATTATGAATTAGATATTCTATATTAGATATTCTATATTTGTTATGTTCATTCTTTTTTCTTTTTGAATTTATATTTCTATTAAAAAATTGATAATATCTTCATCTTTAATCTTACATGCAAAGTTTATAATATTATTTACAGTTTCATCACAAATCTCTGTTAATTTAGAATCATTTTTGTAAATAC